GTTGATTTTGAGTAGTCGTGGCGGCCGGATTTTCTAAAACTGATGTGCCTTGACCGTTGGGAAGTTGTTGTTGCAGCGGCGGTTGATTTTGGCCCTGTTGAGGCATAAAGTTTTGAGGGGCCGGCCCTTGAGGATTGTTAGTAGAAGAAGAACCACCAGAAAAAATTGAACTAATGCCTTCGAAAAAGCCCATTTTAGTCTCCTATGAGGGTTGAAAGAACCTCAATCTTACCCTTAAGGTAAGCCTCATTTTGAATGAAGTCTTGTAAATGTTCTGGGTCTACCTTAAGGGCAAGACGATCATTAATTGCTTCTGTTCGAAGATTTTTTAAATAAGCTAATTGAATATCTGTAAAACGAGAAGCTATAGCAGTTTCCTCTAAGGATAAATTGAATTGCTCAAATCTAGAAGGCATTAGGTCCATAAAAGTTTAACCTTGAACAGCTTGAAGTGGCGGCGGGAGAGCACGATTTGCAACATTTTGACCAGCAGTTTCAGCAGCTGCACTCTTGCCTGCAACTGATGCTTGAGCATTGATCATTTCTTGTTGTCGGGCTTGCACTTCTTGTTGATTGAGTTCAAAAGGTTTCAGATCAAGATTCTTCAAACTCATTAGATAGCTGAACATCTTAGGAACATTGTAGCCCATTTGTAGTTGTGGAACTGCTTGTACAGTTTGAAGTGCCATAATTAGTGTTTGAGGATCAACAATCTTGTCTACTGGAATCAGTCCATCTGCAACCTTAAATTGAAGGGCCATTTGTCTCAGAGCAACTGGATCATAGTTGTAACTTTTGTTGTCGACCGCATGATAGATTTCTCCTGCCGGCTGATATTGAAGAATGTTTAGTTTAATAATTTCTTTAATTGGTGTCATTGTTTGATCTTCAATAAACTGTGCAGTCATTCTTTGTCTTCCACTTGAATGACCCATGATTTCATCAAATTCTTGCAGCGTTTTGTTGCCTTTAACAAATTGACCTTGTTGAGCTTGATTTTGCCCAGAAACGAAATTGGCAAATTGCATCATTTCTCTGGCATCTTGGACAAAAGATGAAGATTGTTCATCTCGGAAGGGGATTGGGAAATAAGCTTCCTGTAAAGGTTTTCCGTATGCTGCACTACGAACCGGAATTTTTGCAGATGGATTATCTGAATTAATATCTGCTTCTCGAACTCTTGAAGGATCATATAGACCGCGGTCTGAGACAGACCTCCTCTTCGCAGCGAGCCTAGCATTCCAGAGAGCAGATGCTGTGTCCTGTAGAGGGATGAGTCTAGAAGCAAAGCTTTTCGTTTGGTAATCAAGACCATCTTCAATTGGTTGTCCAAAAATAATTGGTAAGAAGTCATGGGCATTTGTAAGCCGCTCCCAATAGACCAAAACTTGGTCGTTAACGGTAATGAATTTCCAAATTTGCGGGGTATTTTTGGCTGGAACATTCATGTTAAAGTCTGAAGGTATAATTCGACAATATCTAACTATCACTTCATAAATATTTTTGTATTCAATTGTTTGTTGATTCTGACCACGAGCCCACTTCATCCAATCCATGCCTTGCACAATACTTTGATTGTTAATCAGTGCATTGAAGTTTATTTGTGGTATATAGTAGCGATTCATTGTTGAAAGAGAGGATTGAAAAGCTTCTTTGTGATTTGTAGAATTTTCTAATTCCATCAGGTATTTCTTTAGCGCAATTCTAGAGAAGAGTTCTACATAGCCAACAAATTCTGCTTTTGAGTGTTGTTCGGCTGGAGCTACTCGAATGTCAAAGAAAGTATTGTAGAGATCCATCCTCTTTATCTTATTTCCTTCCCAAATTACTTGGGTTGCTTCTGCCTTGAGACCAGAAGAAGAGACTGCTGAGGAAATGTCATAGGTTTTGGTGCGGCACCAGTCAACTTCTAGTGCGTGCAGATTGTATTTAAGGCCATCACGAAAGAACATCATGAATTCGCGAATCCAAGCTCCTTTTTTGGCTTGAGAATCTATGATGGCTTCAAAAGCTTTGGCCGGCTCTTGATTATCTGGGTCGGCGACAAGTGCAAAGATTGGATTTCCACTGAGAAAAACACTAGTCAAGTATGCGAGTTGTGTTTCTACTTGCGGCTCAACAATTGGAACTACCAAATCTTGAATTCTTCTTTTATCTCCAAGTGCATTGGCACCCCTGGCAAGCAAACTTTCTTGAACTCTCTGGTTTTCTCGGTAGTATTCAATATCTATTGAAGCTAGTGCATTGCGAATGTCAAAAGTATCTCGAGAAAATTCTACTGTCTGCTTGCAGAAATCAAGAATAGCCTGTTGTGTATCTGGAGAGAAGAAGATGAAGGAAGTTCCAGAAGGATTTGGAGTCTTGGCAGCCATTTTCTGAGTCTCTTGAGAGAAGAGAAAAGCTAGAAGGCAGAGTTGAAAGAAACAACGGAAGCCGAGTCGGTCTCAATTCCTTCTACTGAAAGAGGCAAAACTGCAAGTGCGGCATATTGAGATTTTATATCGGCGGCGTAGGCAAGATTGTCTAAAATATTATCTACATTGTTTGTTTTGTGGGGTTTGAATTGTGTTGCTTCCCAGATTATATCCGTGTTGAGCGCGGCCCGCCAAAAGATTTCACCTTTGAGGGCACTTTTAAAGAGAGTCAAGATTCTACTATTTTTAGTCCTCATGCCAGGATAAAGTTCTACAAATTGTATGCCTTCAATCTTTACTTCGTTGCAAACATGTTGAAACCAAAAGACAAGAGAAGATTGGTAGGAGACAGATTCAACAGCAATTAGAAAACAGCCTTTTTTGAGTGCCATAGTCAGAGCGGTTTTGATTGTTGCCAGAGGACTGAAAGAGCCTCTTTCCATTTCTACAGCTACTGGCCATTCTTCATAGATTTCATAGTAGATAATTGTTGTGTCATCTGCTGAAAGCTTGTCTGTAGCTACGTCAATAATTATAAAACTTGAATGAGGGCAGTCTGCTTCTTCATACGGATTGGCGGGAAGCTTGGTTGTGTCAAAGACAGAAGTTATGCCAGCTTCGTCATCATTCATTATCTCAGCGAAGAAGGCTTCTGGAGTCCCCATAGCCATATCTTCTCTGAGTTCTTCCATCAATTCTTCTTTAGATCGTAGTTCAGGCCAAAGAGCAGTTCCATCTACAAGAATTCCAGCAACAATGATACTTTTCCAAGTGCTATTCTTCTTGAGAAGTTTAAGAATAGAGCCAGGAAAAGAGAACATGTTACCTATATAGAGAGAAATGCAGCCATGAGGAGATTTACTTTTGAGAAGAGTTGCTACCATCCAACCGAGAAGAGCCTTGCTTTGTGTTGGAGATTCTGCATTTTCTCGAGCTTGCATATCATCCATCAGAATTATATCTGGCCGCTCATTCTTTAAGTTGAGACCGCGTGGATCTCCACCACTACCTAGAGCAGCTAGTATGATTGATCTTCCCTGAAAAGAGAACTTTTTAAGATCTGTTCTATCTAATTCTATAGCTATCTTCCAATCTCCAAAGAGAATTGAAATATTGTCTTCTGAAAGCATGTCACAGATATCTGCAAGAATGTTTTCTGCTTTTTGACTATTGGAACCTACTATCAGAATAAACTTCTTGCCAGAGAAGAGAATACAGTATAAGATGAACAGCTTAACTAGAGTGGTTTTAGCGTGTCCGCGAGGCCAGCCAATAGCTAGTTTGGGAAATTTTTCTTCTATCTCGGGCTGATCTTTTTCTGTTCCTGCAAGCATATCTAGAAGAATCTTCCAGACAGCTAAATGCAGAGGCGGGAAGAAAAGAGTAAAGACTGTTGGCATTACAAGACCAGCAAAGAAATTCAAGTCATCTTTGCAAAGCCGAACAACTTCTTCTCTATTGAAGCCAGCAATTGTTGTATTTTCTACTCTTCCTTTTTCTTCTAGCTGCTCATCTTTTAGAGAGTGATCTAATCCTCTTGGTCTATCTCCATACCAACCTTTGCCAGCAACAAACTGAGTATTATGCCCTCCAGCAGATATTCCAGGACCAACTCCAGTAGCCATAGTTTTTAGAGTTTAGAAGTCTTAGAAATTTTTAAGTCTGGAAGAAGAGAAGTCAGCAGAGCGCGGGCCGCAGTATCACTATTCAAACGGAATCTGTTTTTAGACGTGCTCTGGGCTGATTGTTTTCCGTTGGATTCTTTGATCTTTTGTGGAGGGCGGGGAAGCTGATTTTTCATCTGCGCAGCTAGAAACTTGTGAAAAGTCGGGAGAGGCATTTGTCAGCTCTTCTATTTCTAAAGTTTGAGAAGAAGAAGAAAGAGAAGAAGAAGAAAGTTCTTTCATCAAGGCAATTGATGGCATTCCAGCTAAAGATCTTTCAACTCCATCTGCTGTCTGCGAGATTCCAATAACTTCATTTGTCTTACTCAGACTGTAGGTTGAAATTAGTCGAGAGGGGAGTTGAAGATTGACAATTACAGTTGGGGCTGTTTGTAGATTTTGACCACTAGAAGCAACAGAAGTTCTTCTCTTCAAACTATTTATCTTTGTAAGAGCTTCAAGAACTTCTCTTGGCCGCAGCATCATTGGAACTAGATGCTCTAGTTTTTCAATCAGCTTATTCTCTAGAGAGTCTAGGCGAGAATCCCAATCTGAATCTTCTAGAATCTCAGAGCAGCGAAGCTCTGCAACTTCTGTAGCAAAGCTCTCTTCTGCCATCAGTTGACTGATATAAGAAGGGGTACAACCTACTGCTGAAGCTACAATAGCAGGGGAGATACCTTGGCCGAGAAGTTCTTTGATTCGCTCTTTCATAAGAAAGAAGTCCGTTGAAGATTGAGATGCGGGGCGCGCCAGCTAAAAGATTTATTTGAGAGGGATAATCTTAGCAAGGGCCGCGCAGGCAAGACCAGCTGCAATCAATCTGAGAGTCCAGTCAGCGAGTGGAGGCCAAGGAATAGCTGCAAGCAAGAAGAGAATAAAGCTGGCAACAAGAAGAATAGTTGAGATCATTTAACTCTCCTTAGAGTTCTTTTACGAAGGAAATCTCTATACCTTTTGAGGGCTGCTTCTTTTTCTTTCTTCTTCTTGTTTCTATCTCGGGCCTGTAGCCAGTAGATAAGACCGAGCCCCCAGCAGAGAAGAAGCCAGAATCCCAACATAAGAAATCCAATAGTCGGGTCCATAGCTTTTAGAGGCTCTCATAAGTTTGAACTGAATTTTTGTAGGTTGAGAGAAACTTGTTGTAGGGAAGGCCAGTTGAAATAATTCTTCCGTCAGAAGAAGAAGAGGGAGCGCCGCCCTTGGAAACTTTTATTGAGAAAAAGAGAAAAGACAGAAGGGCGGCCAGAGAGGATCTTCTATTCACTGGTGATAAATAATAGCAGGGGCGGGCAGAGAGGACAAACAAAAACACAATGGGGAATCTCTTCAACTCTCAAAAGAAGAAAAAAGAAAAAGAAAAGCAGAAGAAAGAAGAAGAAGAAAATCAGTAAGTTTTACCGGTTGGTTTTTTTAATTTGAAAAAAGTTTAGTAAATTTTGTTGAATTCTATGGGATACTGGCGAGTTGACTGATCCAAAAAGGTCTTTGCCCCCTCTCGACTACAATTTGTCTGATTCATGTTGCTTACTACTGTTTGTTGTCTACAGATTGCAGCCTAGCTGTTGGTAGTAAGCAGGAATAGTTCTGTCAGATAGAACTTAGGACTGACAGGCAGAACTAGCAAGACTGGCAGAATGTGACAATCTACGTCACATGCTAACCCGTTGATTTTAAACGAATCTGCCGAGAAACGTCACATTTCAGCTAGGATTGTCTCCAGTTGACGACACTAGCAAACTGACAGATCGAGCTAAGCCCTTGATTCTAAAGGATTTTCAGGTTTTGGGCTGCTGGCACGTCGTCTGCTTTGTGTGTAGTGTTTTTTTTCTTTTGATTTTAGGTTTGAACTTAACTAACTTCGACTTTAGTGGTCCGGAACCCAAGGGGAAAACTATCGGCTAGAACTCAGAGAACTAGCACATTCGATTGAGTGAGCTAGTTTCCTGCGCCTAGCAGGAATCAGAAAATCTAACTTCATAGGATGATTGCAAACATCATGGCTACACTCATGGTTTTGAAAACTGGTAATTTCGTCGGTAAGACTGTCGCTGTTGCGGACAAGGACGGTTTTCGCGAAGTAGTTGGAGCGAATCAGATTCCGGGCTTCCGTTATTCTTTTGTCAGTTTCAAGGCAAAGAGCGGTCTGCAATCCTTCGCGGCACAGACTCCGGTAGTTTCGCTCAAGGATGTTTTGGCAACAGCCAAGGGAACAGAATTTGTCGAAGGATTGATCGCAGACTATCAAGATTCACTGGTGCGAAAGGTTGTTGAAGCAAAAGAACTCGGAAGCATTCTGCCGAGGATTGAATCAATCGAAGTAGACGGCACGACAGTCAATGATTTGAATGTCTCGGCAATGGTTGCAGACTACTTCGACACGACGAGAGATCGGAGCGGAATCACACGAGAGCAGGTTATGGAATGGGTCAAGAATGTTTGGACTGAAGCATTTGCGACTAGGCAGGTTGAACTCAATCCGCAGATTCCGACTGAACGAATCACGATGATGGTCACAGCCTATTCCAGCTACTTCAAAGCTATCTGCGGACGTCAGAGCGGACTGGCAAAGGAAGTTCTAATTTCCTGCCGCCAAGTTCTTACAAAGCTAACTGAACTTGGCAAGCTTCCCGAAGATGATCCGATTACGGAGTATCTGATTGAAAAGATTGCAAGCTTCATGCAAGAAGGAAGCAAAGCACAAATTCTTGCGGACGCGGTCTAGAAATTTCTAGCTAGATTCCAGACAAAGCCTATCAGTCTTAAAGGATTGGTAGGCTTTAGTCTGGCAATTTCGCCAGAGCCTAGACAATCTCTAATTTCTATGATCCTATCTCTTTGGTTTTTCTTTCTTTTGATTGTTCTCTTTTCGGCTCGCAACTATGGTTGGACTGCAACAGTCCTTTACTTTCTGATGACTGCCCTTTTGGTTACTGTTAGGAGTCTTTGACAAATGAAAGTTAAAAAGCTTGGAATTGAATGGGGCGCTGCTTTCGAAGAAGCGCAACCAATTAAGATTACTTCTATGAACGGAGAAGATTCTATCATTGTTTATGAACGGGAAGGTTATGGACTAACAATTGATCTAGGGCATGTTAGCTTTAATGTTTCCGCTGGCAAAGATGGAATAACTATTGATGTTAACAAGTAAAAGTTAGAGGTTAGTGTGCCCTAGCAAATTGGGGCCGGGGCACACTTGACAACTGTCAACTTCTCTTTCTACTTCTTTCTTCTTTCTTCTTTCTTCTATAGAGAATTTCTAAATGCCAAACTTTTCTACTATCACTCCCTACAACTTCAGAGCTATTGATTGTGGAAGGAATGTTGTTGAAGCTCCAGTTTCTTCTCTTTACATGGACTTGCAATTGTTTCTTGCTCTAGCTAGTTTTAAGTCTGATGCAGAGTATTGTTTGGATGCTCCAGACAGAATTCCAGCAGGTTATAGTTTTTGGGGAAAGATTTCTGGTAAAAGCTTACAAGGAACTTGCAAGAGGGATGAGGACTGAAAAGATTTAAATACAGAGATTCCCCATTGTATGACATTGTGTCATATTGTGGTGCTTTGTGCCCTTGTGCAGAGGGGGTGGCCTGTCCTCTGGCCCCCCTTTCTGTTTCTGTCCGTAACTACTAATCTCTCTAATTCTCTCTAGATTAGTCTTTCCATCCTCTAGATTAGTCTATACCCCCCTATATTTAAAAAAATTTGTAAATATAAAAGTTACAGGTTAGTAAACACTAACTAGTAAGTTTCCTATTTATAGACCCGTGGCTATTATCGGTAGATTCCAGACTGATAGATTTAGTGGATTGAGGGATGAAACCACTAAAATTGAGTTGGGGGGCTGAGGGAGAGGGGAGGGGTGTTGAACAAGGGCACAACATGCCACAATGGTACACTCAGTAATACAATGGGGAAGATTGACAAGACTCAAAACTTTTAGGAGAAAAAAATGAAAGATTTTGAATACGCTGCGCTTCAAGAAATAGGCAGATGCAAAGCAATCTTTTTGAAAGAGATAGCAGAAGAAGAGATGCAATTCTTTCCAGAAGAAGTTGAAGTTAAATGGAATTGCAAAGGAACTGCAGCAGGTTGGGCACACTATCCTTCTTTGATTAGACTCAACAAGATTTATGCAGAACAAGAAGGAGAAAGCTATCTAAAGACTGTTGCTCACGAATTTGCACATATCTGTTGCTATTTTTGTAGGGATAGAAGGATAGCTTTCAAAGGACAAACAGATTACAGTAGTCATGGTTTTGTCTGGCAAGAGATTTTTAGAAGCTTCGGATTCAATCCTGACAGAACCCATAGCTATGATGTAGAAGAAATCAAAAGCGAGGCAAATTATATAGTTTATCAGTGCAGATGCCCGGGCCGACTTTGGCAAATTAGCCCGCGTATGCAGACTCAAATGAACAGAGGTAGAAGATATAAATGTCAACGCTGCGGCGCACTCCTCAGTCTTATTCTTCCAGACGAAATCTGAAAGACTTTGCTAAAGAAAACAGGACTTGACAGTCTATCTAGACTTGTGATAGGCTGTCAATTGTCTCAATCTTTTTTCAAAAACTAGAGGAATCTAAAATCATGAACTATCATCAACCTATCTTCAAAAAGCACCAAAAGATTCAAGTTCTCGAAATTGGAAAGCTACAAATCTCAACTCCACAAGGAGTTTTCATCTTTGAACCTTATTTCTTTGGAAACGAAATGCCGGCAGTTACGGTAAAAATTCGAGCAAACAATCTTCCTGCGAAAGTTGACTATCTCAGCTTCACTTCTTATCTAGAAACAATGCAAGTTGAACTTCGAACGACTATGGATGCTAGAAGCTTCAGTGCAAGTACACTTGTATCTATCTACAATCTGATAAAGAAAGCGAATGAAATGATTGGAGAAAATCTTGAGCTTCTAAAGGAAATCAATCCTTGGAATCTTGATCTTCTAAAGGGTCTTGAAAATCCTAATCTTGATCCTAATCTTAATCTTGAGAAGAAAGAAAAAGAATGAATGTCATCTGTCCAATCTCAGGAGAACCTCTGATAAAGTCTGACTTTTTTCTCGGACTAGATTATGCAGAAGTTCATCCAATCTTTCGAATTCCTCGTTCAAAGCTAATCAGTGCTGACTTTGTTCATAGATTTTCTAAAGCAGTTGAAACTAGAGAAAAGAGACTCTACTATCTAGCTACAATCAACAGCACAGATTTAGTAGAGTTTAAGACTGTTGCAAAGCCTAGCTTGAAGTTGATGGAACAAACCTTTCTTCAAGCAATTCAAATAGCAGGTTGGCTAGACTTTGCTTCCTTCAAATTGGGAAAAGATCTCAGCTTTCCTCAATACATAGTTAGAAAAGAAAATGAAGAGATGGATACAATCATCCATTGGCTTTCTTCTCTTGAAAAGATCAGAACAGACTTCTTGAAGAAGGATTTAGACAGGGAGAGAAGCCGAATTCTTCTTCTTGAACAAGAGAGACTTCAGAAAGAATTAAATAGTGCAAAGCTAAAAGATAGAGCTTTTACACCAGTTCTAGCTAAATGGGCGCTAGAAATGGCAGACTTAGAAGATCATCCCAAGGCTTCTCGCTTTTTAAAGATTCTTTGCACAGAATTGTCAAAAGCTTGGAGTCTTTCAAGAGATGATCTTTTAGAATTGAAAGAGCTTCTAACAGATGAACTTTCGCCAAATCATCCGACAGCTTCTAGTGTCTTCGGTCAATTGAATATGTTGATCGCACAACAGAAGAAAGGATTCACAGATATTCTTCTGATTCTTGAAGAGCCAGAAGGAGAAATTCTTCCGGGAGAACCAACTCTTAAAAGGAAAGAAGTTGGCTCAGAAGTCTATGCCGAAATCTATAAAAATGAATACGGGCATATGAATGAGCCAAAACCAGAACAGTTTGAAAAGAAATGGCAATATGAAGTAGCTAAATGCAGATGGGATTTGGCGCATAAAAAACCAGACAGCCCAAGCAGTTTAAGCGAGAGAGTTTAGAAAGAAAAGAGAAAAGAAATGGCCCCTACTACTACAGCACAAAGGTTGGCAAATGAAGCTAAAATTCGAGCAATCGTTGAAGCAGCTAAACAGAGAGCGCAAGCTGCAATCCTTCAGTCTCAGAGTTCTAGGAACAACAATTCTAGAGAGACAGCCCAACAACCTTCTTCAAGGACAGAAGAAAAAGTTGATGCTTCTTTTCCTGAGAACGAGATTGCCCGTTTCGAAACAGATGGGAACTTTGGCTTCATATCAAGCAGAAAAAAAGAAGAAGAAGAAAGAGGAATTCCAGAGAGAAGGATTCAGCAGCCTTTGGAGAGAAACAATAGCTCTGAGAGAACATTTGTCTGGAACCAAAGACAATCTGACGCCATAGCTTTAGCTTTGACAGGAAAAAGCTTTTGTCTGATTGGTGCTGCCGGCACAGGTAAAACTACAGTCACGCGGCATTTAATTTCTAAGCTTCAACAGGCAGGAAAAGTTGGCCCGCTGACATCTGGAACAAAAATGCTTCAAGTTGGTCAACCAGGAATTGTTGTTCTCAGTTATACAAACAGAGCAGTAGCAAACATAAAGAAAGGATTGCCAGACAACATTCCTTGTATGACTATTCACAAGCTTCTAGAATTTGCACCAGAGTTCTATGAAGTTAAAGGCCCAGAGGGAGAGATGATTAAAACTATGCGCTTTGAACCACATAGAAATAGATTTAATCCGCTTCCCTTTTCTCTAAAAACTATAGTTATAGAAGAAAGCAGTATGTGTTCAACTGAACTCTTTTCTCAGTTGATAGACGCTTTGCCGCATGAAGTTCAGTTTATCTTTCTAGGAGATATTCAACAGCTTCCACCAGTTTACGGAAAAGCTATCCTCGGATTTAAGCTGATTGAACTTCCAACAATTGAGCTAGATGAAGTTTACAGACAGGCTCTTGAAAGTCCAATTCTTGCTTTTGCTTGGAAGATTCTAGAAGGAAAACCGCTTTCAATTGCTGAAATAGATAAGTTTACAAAAGAAGGAAAGTTTAAAGTCAGACCGTGGAAGAAGAAATTGTCTGCCGATGATGCACTTCATGTTATGACTCTTCTTTTAGCTCAGATGATTGATGCAGGTCCATCTGAATACAATCCAGAAGAAGATATGATTTTAATTCCCTTCAATAAAACTTTTGGTACTTTGGAAGTTAATAGATTTATTGCCAACAAACTTGGAAAGCTGAGACAGGCAGAAGTATTTGAAGTCATTGCCGGCTTTCAGAAACATTACTTCGCTGTAGGAGATAAAGTTCTTGTGCAGAAGCAAGAAGCAATCATTGAGAAGATTTCAGTCAATGCTCAATATGTTGGGCGGGCTCCTTTGGCTCCTTCAAAGAATCTAAACAGGTGGGGCTTTTACGAACTACAATCTGGGCAAAAGAAGATAGAAGAATCAACTATGAGCATGGAAGATGTTGATCTTCTTCTTGCAGCAGCTTCAGCGGATAGTGGAGAAATAGATGAAAGAAAGAATCAAGGAAGTCACATTCTTCATTGCCGCTTTTTAGAATCTGATGAAGAATGTGAAGTACAAACTACGGGAGAGTATCAAGATTGTCTATTCTCTTACGCCTTAACAGTTCACAAAGCACAAGGCTCAGAATGGAAAAGAGTTTTGCTTATCCTTCATCAAAGTCATGCAACAATGATCAACAGAGAACTTCTCTACACAGCTGTAACAAGAGCAAAAGAAAGTCTTTACATAATCTGTGAACCTGAACATTTTCAGAAAGGAATCCTTAGACAGAGGATTAAAGGAAATACTCTTGCAGAAAAAGCAGAATTCTTCAAAGGAAAACTGGAAGAACTTTTGGAAAATGGGAATGGAAAAGCAACAGTTTCATAAGCTGGTGAAGCGAAAAGAAAGAAATAGCTGAAAACAGTGCTTGACAGGCCAGAGTGGATTGCGTAGACTGCAAACTCCCCAATCCACTCGGGGTCCAAAGACTCTAGTTCTTTCTCCTCTTAAAGGAAAATGCAAAATGCAAACCTCCGATCTGACTTTTAACTTCAAGGCAGTCAAGCAACGCGATGAAAAAGGTGAGCCAATTAAGAATGAAAAAGGGGAATATGTAACGACTAAAGATGACCCGATTGTTGTAAAAGTCCCCAAGCTGGAAGTTACAGACATTCAAGGGATTATTGAGAAGAATGATGAGAAGCAAGTTAAACTTCTTCTCGAAGCTGTCAATGGAATTATTGAAAACCAAGCAAAGCAGATGATTGATGAAGACCGTGCAGCTGCAAGAGAAAACGGTCTTAATTTTGACAATCTCACTTGGGAATACATTGCTAACATTCCCCCAGCAACTAGAAGGGGTGCTGCAATTTCTGAAGAGACTTGGGAGAACTTCATTAAGGATTATACTTCTGTCATGAAGCATCATGGAAAGACAGAAGAGCAAGCTGAGATGGGAGCAAAGATTCTGTCGAAGCGCTTCTATCAAGTTAAGACTAACAAACCTGTTGTGCAAGCTCTTCAAAACAATCTGAAGCTTTGGTTTGCAAATACAAGTCAGGCAGAAGACCTTCAGGAAGTTTATGAAAACCTGATGAGCAAAGCGGAACAGCTTTTGGCTGCTGACGCTGAAGCAATTCTGGCAGCAATCTAGAAAACTTTCTTTGGAAGATTCTCAGACCCGTAAGTGTTCATAGTCAGGCTGGCCGCGAGCCTAAGTGTTCACTTCTGAGAATCTTCCACCCTCTTTCTCTTTCTTTTCTCTTTCTAAAAATAAAATCAAAACAGCAGAAAACAAGGTTCCTATCAGATTGGATTACCTTCTCGAAGAAGCACAGCCCACGGCAAAAGATAGGAACCCGTGGGCTTTTTCTTTTTCCTCGATCAACCTTGCAGAAGAACTGCTATGACCAACAGGTCTTCAGATTCCGAAATCTCTTTAGTTGAAAGAGTAATGCACGTTCTCTTCAAAGGAGATTCTGTTCGCCTTACTTTTCCTTCCAAAGCAGAAGCAGAATATTTTAGACAGAGACTCTACAAATACAAGAAGAGTCAAGACAAGATAATGGAAACCCTTCTCGGAGAGCAGAAAAAGATTCTCCGAGTTTTCAAGAAGATGGAGGTTGTCAATGGAAATGTCTTTGTCTGCGAAATGCGGTTAGTAGATGAAGATCCAAGAGTTAAAGATTGGAGTGGAGTAAAATTTGAAATTCTTCCTTCTTCGATCGACTTTGATCTTGAACAAGAAGGAGAAATAGATGGAACAAACAGCAGCGCTTCTTCTCAGAAGATATGAACAAATCTGGATTGCTCTGAAAGAAAGAGGAAAGATTTCTGTTGTCTGCCCATCTGAAATGCACAATCGTTTGATTAAAGCAGTTTTCAAAGAGAAAGATAAAGATTTAGAAGGTAGAAAGAAGTGGAGAATGGAAGCAACTAGATTTGAACAGGAAGATAGAGTCTGTTTTAAATTGCGGAAGAAAGTTAATCTCCTTGATCTGTGAAAGATGGAAAATGCAAACAGAGAAAGAAATTGAAAGCAGGTATAAACAGTTAATGAATGATATTGCTCATATCTTTGATACTCATCTTAATCCCGATTTAGACAACAAGCAAGTAGGATTTGTTATTCTTATGTTTGACTTTAACAAACCTGAGAATATCAGCAGAGAAAAACGAATGAATTATATCAGTAATTCTAAACGAGAAGATATTATTGTTGCTCTTAAAGAATTAGTTGCTAACTTTGAAGGAAGAATGCAAGAGGACTATCATGACAACTGATTTTTCAAGTTTGCTGGATACAGAATTCAAAAGCGCAGTGCCCGCCCCTTCAGAAGTTCTACCTGTCGAAACAAATCTACCATTTGAAATCGTTGAGAAGTTAGAGAAGCTGAAGGCCGATCTCTTTTCTCAAAATCCCAATTATGTTAACGCTCTGGCCTTTCTGCAAAAAGAAACAGCCCTGCATCCAGAATATGTCTATGCCCTTTCTGATGAACAAATTCTTTTGATGGTTCAAGGATATGAGCGATATACAAATATCTCAATCAAAGTTGGAAAGCTTTCAAAAAAATCAGGCTCTCTTCTCGACGCAAACTCCGTCTAAGAGAATTGAAGCAGCCAGCCGAACTCTTCTTTGGAACTATGGTCAAGCTCTCTGGAATCCGTTTCAAGTCTTTCGTATCTGTTCCAATCTCTTTGGAAGCAGAAGCGAGCTTGCTAGACTTCCTTCAATCAGAAATCTTCCAGTCGGTTTCTCTTTCTCTTTCTTTTCCAAAACCGTCTCAAGACAAGAAGGCTTCCATCTATTCTTTCAAGGAGAAGAAGAAGATTTCTTCTCTCTAGAAGCAGGACCAAAACTCAACTGGCTCTACAATTTCTGTCAAGCTCAAGAATTTCTCTTTGGCTTTTCTGATTGGGAAATCCTTTCAATCTTTCTTCGGCTTAAAAGCATTCAAGATAGAGGAATTTTCAAATATGATCCAAACAGATTGCCCTTCGCTCTGCGAGAAGGACATTCACAAACAGCTTCTTCGACTGATTTCCTACAGCGGAAGATCGACATTTCATCTGTGTGAAAGAAGATTTCAACTAGACAAGTTGAGAGTCTTTCAAGGAGGAAAGGAAGAGTCAGTTGACTTCTCCTTCGGCGCGGCCCTTGGAACTGGTGCTCAAATGCTTTGGCTTTTTTCTGACTTGAACAAGGCCAAAATTCATGCCGCAGCTGCATGGAAAGTTGGCTTTGCTGAAGAGAAAGAAAAAAGTAAGAAGTCGCTTCCCTATCTTTTTCAAGCTCTTGACAAATACTATGAGATTTACAAGATTCAGAAAGAAGATTGGGAGTTAGCAGAAATCAATGGAGTTCCAGCTGTTGAATACTCTATGCAGATTGAACTTCCAGGTGGTTTCGTTTACCGCGCTTTTGTAGATTTTATTCTCAAAAACAAAGAAACTGGAGAGCTGAAACTCAATGAAATGAAGAGCGATGGAGGCTTTCTAAAGACTGAAGCTCGATACAAGAACAGTGATCAGTCAACTAGCTATGCTCTTCTTCTCGACCACATAGCGCCAGATCAAAATCATTTTTGGGTAGACTATCCAGTTTACTACAGTGCAAGTCAGGAATGGGAAATTTATAGCTTTGCTAAAGGATTGATGGAAAAAGCTCGTTGGCTAAAAACGTTGATGAGAGATATCAAGGCGATGAGAGAGTGTGAAGAAGAAAATTATTGGCCCATGAGAGGACAATCTTGTTTTGCCTACAATAGACCTTGTCAATATTTTGAAGCTTGCAATCTTAAAGATGAATTCTTGATTTCTTCTCCAAAGATTCTCAGCCAAAAGTTAGAAGAGGAAGAGACGCAAGATTGGAAGTTCAAAGTTGATCTTGAAACAGTTTTGAAAAATTATTTAGGAATAGAAGGATTAGAAAATGAAACTGTCTAACTATCAGCCAAGCAAAGCCAAACATGTTCTTATTTTTGGTCCGCCGAAGAGTGGTAAAACTAAATTGGCTGGACTACTTGCAACTCATGGCCTCAAGCTATTGTGGTTTGACTTGGAGAGTGGAAGCAATACTCTTAAACAACTTCCAGTTGAAGCCCAAGAGCGAATTGAACTTATCAAAATTCCAGATACGAAAGAATTTCCAATTGCCGCAGAAACAATGCTCAAGGTTTTTAAAGGTGGTAGAGTTAAAATTTGTTACACACACGGAAAGGTCGATTGTTCAATCTGCAAAACAAAAGCGCCGGAAGATTTTACAGAACTTGCACTCAACTTTCTCCAAACAGATGAAGTAGTAGTTCTTGATTCAATGACTCAGCTTTCAAACAGCTTTATGAATCATATTGGTAAAGATAAAGATGATACTTGGAAGCCAGAATGGGAACACTACAGAACTCAAGGAGCAATGTTGGATAGAGTTCTCTGTCAGATTCAGAATGCTTCTTTCAATGTCATAGTAATTACTCATGAATCTGCAATTGAAATGGAAGATGGGAAAGAGAAGCTGATTCCAGTTGCAGGAACTAGAAATTTCAGTAGAAATACAGCAAAATATTTCGATGAAGTTGTCTATTGTGAAGTCAAAAATAGAAGACATATAGCAGCTTCTAGTACTCTTTATCAACAGAATATTTTAACTGGTAGTCGTACTGGAGCCGAACTTGAAAAAGATCAAGTGCCCGACCTTATTAAAATCTTTCGGCCAGAAGGAGAAAAGACTGACAGCCAAGCCACTCAACTTCTCAAGTCAGTTGCCTCTATCTCCCAAAACCCGAAAACCTAGAGTCTGGATTACCTTTACACCGCTCTTCTAAAAAGATTGAGATGAAAGAGGAATCAATTTTTCAAGAAGCAGAAAGAATAATCTATGGAGATAGAGAACAGACTTACGGAAAACCAGACAAAAACCTGCTGACTATCGCTAATTATTGGAATATTCACATAAAAGCCAAATATGGAACCTCAGTGGGGTTGACAGCAGAAGACGTTTGTGTTATGATGGCTCTCCTCAAACTCGCGAGAGAAGCAAACAAACACGGTCGAGATAACCTAGTAGATATGATTGGTTATGTTGGACTAATTCAACGAGTTTTGGATAGTCAAAATGCCCCCGATCCTCAAAATCAGAATCACCAGTGTCCCGGATAAAGGCTTCATTTTAGAATTTAGAGATAGCCTTGGAAATTATGACATGGAAGTTTTCACAAATGCTCCATCACAAGAGCGATTTCTTCTTGAGGCTATTTGTGACAAACTTAATCTTTTTCCAGACAGAAAGGAAGGTGAACTCCTCAGTCTACCTGTAGTAATAGCTGCTATCAGTAATCTCCCTCTTTCTCTAAACGAAAAGCCTGAAGGAAACTAAAGATGTCTCTCTTTGATGCGATGCTTGACCAAGATCTGACAGAGATTGCAGATCTTCCTACTTACGAAGTTCCTCCCAAAGGTATTTATAAACTGCTAGTTTTCAAAGTTGAGCAGAAGGAAGTTGAAGTTCAAAACAAAGATAAGCAGAAGATTCAAGCTCCAGTGATTCAATTTGACTGGAAGGTTGTTGAGCCGCTTGAACTTGTCAATCCTGAGGAAGCGGAATCAATCAAGCCAGACACTCAATTCTCAGAAAGCTATTTCTTCCACAACGATCCAGAGAAGACAAAAGCTGCTCTCAAAGATAGCTTTAAAGAAGTAGCTTCTTCTTTGGGAATAAAGAACCTCAAACAGCTAGTTGAGCAGCTTCAAGGGCTGGAAGTAATTGGAAATGTGAAGCATCGGGTTGACAAGAATGATAAGGAAAAGATTTATGCTCAGGTGAGAGATATTCGTCTGACCTGAAGATGACTGTTTTCTGCTAGTTTTCTAGAAGCCCCAAGAACTTCGGTTCTCTGGGGCTTTTTTGCTTTCTTCTTTCGGTAAAAGTTACATAGGGAATTCTCTAAATGGTCTCAGAAATAGGCAAGCTAGCTTGTTTTTACCATCATCCATGCAATGATGGATTTGCCTCTTTTAAAATCCTGTCAGATTTTTGGAAGGATAGAAGTCTTTTTGTTCTCGGTCTTCCAGCTAGCTATAACAACACAGATGAACAATTTGAAGAACAGCTGGCGCTTCTAGAAATAGAAAAGATTCAGACAATCTATGTTCTTGACTTCAGCTTTTCTTCAGAAAGATGGCTCCGGCTTTTTGCTTTAGGAAAATCTATCATCTGGATAGATCATCACAAAAGTGCAATCGAGCTTTTTGATAAGATGGTTGAAGAAGGTAAAAGCTATTTCAAGTTAGCTGAAGAAACTGATGGGGAATTTGACTGCTTTCTTTCTAGAGACAACACAGCTAGTGGAGCAGCCCTTACTTGGGAATATCTACTTGAAGGCAAACTTGAACTTCCAGATTTCTATAAACAAATAGCTGACTGGGATCTTTGGAAAAAGACAGAAGAAACAGACATTCATCATGCTTTCCTCAGTCAATTTAGCTTTAACTTAGATGATTGGCAGACAGCAGCAACTCTTTGGCAAACAGAAAGAGAACTTGCTAGGGCTAGTGGAAAAGCTATTCTCAATAGAGACAATCAAAACTGCCGAGCAATTCAAAGTGCTGCAATCTTTGGAACCTACTCGAACAATCTTATAAAAGATCCAGAATTTATGAAGATTGCTGTTTGCAATGTTCCTTGGATGTATCAATCAACAGTTGGCAACAATCTAGTAGAGGCAGACTCCAGCCTTCATTTTGCTGTCCTCTGGTTCATGAATAAACATAAGCAGATCAATGTATCTTTTAGAAGTAGAGGAGATAAATTTGATTGTTCAAAGATTGCAAAAATCTGGGGTGGCGGTGGACACAAGAATGCAGCGGGCTGCAACATGGGAAGATATGAATTCCTTTCAGAATTTGCCAGCCTGACTTTTGAAAAACAAAATCCAAGGATCAAGAATGAGCAAAACTCCTGATCTGCCAGACATTCAAATCTGGGGTAAAAAGCTTTCAGAAACAGCTAAAGCTGTTCAAGTAGAAACATTCAATCCAACTAGAGTTGGAACTCATTGGTTTCCAATCAGTCAGATTAAGTCAATGCACTTCGGACCAGATGGCTCCGGCTTTCTGGTTGTTACTGACTGGATCTGCTGGAAGAAAGGAATCAAAGAACAGCTTTCTCCTTCTCCTTCTCCTTCTCCTGCTGAAAAAGACAGCACAGAGCTTTTTGACAATCTACACAAAAAAAGAAGTTTTGATGATGAAGTAGAAGAAGCAAATAGAAGTCTTCAAGAAGTTGGCAAAAGAGGAAGGAGAGGTAAATGGTAGAAGAAAAAAGAAAACCTCCAGTGAGAGTTAACAGTACCTGTGCATTTCTGACAACAGAAGAAGAAACAGATAGACAGATTCTGCATGTGATGATAGATGGAAGAGAAGTAGATGAAATAAGAATCAGATTTAAAAACCTCTCCCCCGCGCTTTCTGAAAAGATTAGTGCGATGGGCCTCGAAACTCCTTCCCTCAGACTGGTGATAAAATGAAGATCCGCATGACTCTAATTTGTACTCGTGAATTTGAAATAAATCCAGAAAATTACCCAGAAGGAGCAACTGCTGAAGAGGTCATTGAAATAGATAAAGAAGGGATCATAGAAGATCCTTTTAGCTTCATTGATTCAGCAGAGGTAAAAGTCGAAGTAACTGGAAAAATTGTCGAAGAGTAGTAAACAAAATGAAAATTCTTTTTATCTCAACATTCGAAGATCGCCCCTATCAAGGATTGTTCAAAGCTATTTGTCCTGGCCATCATCTTCTAACTTTTTCAACAGAAGGAGAAGAAACAATTCTTGGAGTTTTAGATAAAGTAGATGCAATCTTTGTCAACAATCCAGTCTTCATAAAAAGATTGACTGGAAAGACAAAATGCAGTTTAGATGATTATGTTGGCAGCCTTTGGCTGAGAAAAGACTTGAGAGGAGTAGAGAAACCAATTCTTGCTCTTCCGCCTCTCAAGCAGATTGTTTCAACCAAGCCTGGAAGCTTTCTCTTTAGAAGATATCTGACAAAGATTTTCAAACCAGAACTCTGGTTCAAACCGAACCCCTTCAGATGGAGACTGTGTGAAGATTCTATTTCTTGTTCTCGGGCTTTCAATCAATTTAGCAGCGCAGATCTTATTGCTATTGATATTGAAACAAGTCCAGGATCGGATTTGGAAAGACCAATTCATACGATCACTTGTGTTGCCTACTCGGGTATTTGGATTAACAAAACTTCTGGCAGTTTTTCTGTTGATACAATCGTTATTCCTCTTCATTCTATTGATGCTCTCGATTGGATTCGTAGATTTAATCTTCTAGAAGCACCAAAGATATTTCAAAACGGAAAATATGATAACTTCTATTTCCTTCGCTTCGCTAGTCCTGTTAAGAATTGGCTCTTCGACACAATGGAAGCGCATCACTGTTCATATGCTGAGCTTCCAAAAAATCTTGGCTATATTAGTAGCTTTTATTTAAGAGAAGTTAGTTTTTGGAAAGATGAAGGAAAGGGCGGCGACCTTCAAGACTTTTATCGCTACAACGCAAAAGATGCGTGGGCAACAGCCAATACTTTTTTAGCTTGGCTCGGAGAAGCTAAAGACTGGGCACTGAAGAACTATCTTTTAAAGTTCGGTCTTGTCTTTCCTTGTCTGGCTTGTGAAGTAGATGGACTCAAGATCAATCAATCTGCTCTTTCTGCTCTGCGAGAAGAACAAGATAAGATTCAAACAGACAGTTTAAGTCATTTGCGAAAACAGATTGGAGTCCCTCTCTTCAATCCTAGAAGTCCTAAGCAAGTTCTTGATCTTCTTCACATGTTTGGCTGTCGAGAACTTGACTCAAGTGATGCAAAAAGTCTAGAAAAAGCAGCTGACAAACATCCACTCTTTAAGAGAATTATTGATGAAATTACTTCCTATAGAGAATCATCTAAGCTCATTTCAACTTACTTGGATGCCAAACTGTGGGGTGGAAAATTACTCTATACTCTCAATCCAAGTGGAACAGATACCGGAAGATTGGCTTCTAGAGAATCTCAACTCTGGTGTGGAACTCAACTCCAAAATCTTCCCAGCTATTTTAAGCGAGCCATATACGCTGAAGAAGGCTACTATCTGGGCGAAGGAGATTTTGAGCAAGCTGAATCTAGAACTACCGCCTACATTACAGGTGACGAAAATCTCATACGCGCAGTTGAATCCAAGTCAGATTTCCATTCGACCAATGCCAGCGCATTCTTTGGTATTCCATATGAAAAGATCTATGACGACTCTAGCAAGAGTACCTTAGATAAACCTCTCCGAGATCTTGCTAAGAGAGTCAATCATGGTGCAAACTATAACATGATGGAAGATATGCTTCTTGCAACAATGGGAATGAAACGAGTTTTGGAAGCTAAAAAGCTTTTAGGGCTTCCAGCTTGGATGACTCCCAAACAAGTCTGTGGTCTTCTTTTGAAAAACTTTGACAAAACTTATCCAGTTGTCAGAGGAGATTATCAGACTTGGGTTAAAACAACAGTAAAACTAACTAAGCTTTTAACAAGTGCATTAGGATGGAGCAGATTTTGTTTTGGTGAGCCTTGGAAATCCAAACCCGATCTGAATGCGTATGTTGCTCATGTTCCTCAGAACCTTTCTGTAGGAATTATTAATGAGGCTTTCAAAGATATTTATTGGAAGATTCAAGTTCCTTCCAATGGCGCATTTAGACTCAAGGGACAGATTCATGATTCAATTCTTTTCGCATATAAGATTGGTAGAGATGATTTGGTTGCAGATGTTCTCTCCCTCTTGCAAAGACCTGTAAAGGTTAAAGATATTAAGGGAGTGGAACGGACTCTTCTAATTCCAGCAGCTATGAAAGGAAATGCTAGCTGCTGGGCCAATCTTGAAAAGTGGCCCTTCAAGAAGTCTGAGGACCAAAGAAAAGAATTGGATCAAAAAAATGCTCCTTCCCACTTATCTAAAGTATGCAGCTGAAAACACTGAAGCACCAAAGCTGTTTCACACTTGGTGTATTATTTCAGGTGTTGCAGCACTGCTTGGAAAAAGATGCTGGTTTACCAGAGGACATTTCCGTGTCTATCCTAATCTATATGTTATGTTGATAGGAGCGCCAGGAACTGGAAAAGGAACATCAATGAATATCCTTCAATCTCTTCTCTTAGAAAGCGGGTATGAAACCCTTGCTGCGGATAAGAGTAGCAAAGAGAAATTTCTTGTTGACTTACATGAAGGTTTTAACTACTCATCAGGAGAAGGGAGTGAAGGTAAGAATCTTTTCAATCTCTCTGACTTTTTGGAAGGACGGGAAGAGGGATCAGCAAGTGAAGTCTTGATTCTAGCAGAGGAATTTAATGACTTTCTCGGTGCAAATAACATTGAATTCATCAGTCTCCTTACAAAACTCTGGAGCTTCTCAGGCACATATAGAAATAGACTTAAGAACTCAAAGTCAATTGCAATCTATGAACCTTGCGTTAATATTCTTGGCGGAAATACCACTACAGGATTCGCCAGAGCATTCCCTCCAGAGATTATTGGACAGGGATTTCTTGCTAGACTGTTGCCAATCTATGGGGAATCAACTGGCAGAAAGATTACATTCCCAACTCCACCAGATTCGTCGCTTAGAACACAGCTCTTGGAATTCTTCTTCAGACTGAGGATTGAAGTTAGAGGAGAGATGACTCTCTCTGGCCCGGCCGCTGCTCTTTTAGATCGAATAAATCAAAACTGGAAGCCTCTCAACGATCTAAGATTTAATGACTACTCAGCTAGAAGATTTACTCAACTAATCAAGCTATGTATTATCTATGCAGCAATGAGATTCTCAACTGAGATTTCAATAGAAGATATAACTACAGCCAATACAATTCTTCAAATGACAGAAGAAGGAATGCCTAAGGCAATTGGTGAATTTGGCAAAGCTAGAAATAGTGATGTGAGTAGTAAGATTATGGAAGCTCTCTATAGCACTCATAAGCCAATCACTACTCAAGAACTCTGGAAACTCTGTTCTTCTGATCTAAATAGATTGAGTGAGTTGGCAGATGTTCTTTCTAGTCTTCACCATGCAGATAAAATTCAAACAGTTAGTGTTGGAAAGGAGAAAGGATGGTTGCCTAAACAGTTCGTTAGACAATATGAAGAAGGATTTGAAGACAAACAAATTCGAAAGACTCTACAGTGAACTCCCCGAACTCTTCATCTTCAAAGATTGTAAATCTGAAACCAAAGATAGACAAAGACACACTTCGACCAATCCGAATTTGGATTCCAGCAGAGAGAATCAATATGAAGTGGGCAAATTACTCGAATGAAATAAAAGCCCACATGAGAGCACTGATTGAGGTAGACCAATCTAAGCCAGGAACCAGTTTAGAAATCTACA